GCAGCCCGGTTTTCCGGGGGTGCGGGGCGTTTCAACTTAACAGGGATGAGAAGGGAAATTCAGCGCGCCCGTGCATCGAACGCAACACCCCCGCTACTTTTCATGAGAATATCGGTTTTGGAATGCTTCGCCTGACGAAAGGTTGGGCGATTCCGCCGCCGGTTTCCTGCCGGTTTCCGGCGGCATTTTTAACGGGGAGTGGCGGAATGGCACACGCAGGGGCAGACGTGCCCTCAAGGTCAAGCGCGGAAAAGCAGCGCACCAAACGTGCCTTGTTGCTGGTTCGAATCCAGCCTCCCCGACTTAGGTTTTTGGCATCAACAGTTTAGCACAGCCGCCCCGCTGGAAAGTAGGGCGGGATTTTGAAACTTAAAAAATCTTGAAACAATGAGCAAAGCAAAATTTACGCCGGGGCCGTGGAAAAGAGAGGGCAGGTATATAATGTTTTTCAGCGAAATGACTGGGTATGACTGGTTGGCAAAAGTTGAAAAGTTCGCAGATCAATACAAAGAAGAAGAGGCCGCCAACGCCGCACTTATTGCCGCCGCTCCGGACTTGCTCGCAGCGCTCGAAGAAATGATGATCCACGCTGAATATTTCTTCCCACATAAGGAGGGATTTGAACGTGCCAACGCGGCCTACGATGCCGCCGAACGCGCAATCCTGAAAGCATACGGCAAACAATGAAACGCAAAGCACACACAAACGGCAGAAAAGGCAAAGGCGGCCACAGCCGCGAGCCGATCCGCGAAAGCCGCCCCGAGGGGCAGGTAAAGCCGGTTGTGTCCACAAAAAAACACGGAAAAGAAATGACATACTCAAGAGAAGTTACAGACGGCTGCGCAAAATCAGCCGCAATGATAGCCGCCCTAATCATTGCCCTGCTGCTATTCCCGAAATGCGGGAAAACACAAACGCACTTCTACTTCAACACCTCCACGGTGGTGATGGTGGACAACACGGGCCAGATGGACACGGGCAGCGCATCCTGGCCGGTTGTGGCCGCCGGCGACAGCCTTGTTATCGGTATGCCGGGCATGAGGTTAGTTGAACGCGGCCTACAATGGTCGAAGATGGGCAACGGCGATATGCACGCAATGAAGGCCGGTTTTAGGGCGCATTACAAGCCGGGGCCGGGGGGCAAAAGCCTGCTGATCAGCACGGCGGGCAGTGTGCGGACGATTGAAGCTTATGAAAAACACATATCAAAATCTTGAACGATGAAAGCGGAATTATATAACGACCATTTCCAAAATTTCAAGCGGTACGGCATCCCGAAGGCTCAATTAATCATTGCCGACATTCCGTATAATATCGGGAAAAACGCCTACGGATCAAGTCCGGCTTGGTATGTTGACGGGAACAACAAAAACGGAGAAAGCGAGCTTGCAGGTAAAGAGTTTTTTGACACGGACAAAGATTTTCGCCCGGCAGAGTTCATGCACTTTTGCTCGCAGATGCTTAAGAAGGAGCCAAAAGAGCGCGGGCAAGCCCCGGCCATGATTGTGTTTTGCGAGTTTGAACAACAGTTTTACTTAATCGAACTGGCACGGCGCTACGGCCTGAATAACTATATCAATCTGGTCTTCAGAAAGAACTTTTCCGCCCAGGTGCTTAAGGCAAATATGCGGGTTGTGGGCAACTGCGAATACGGCCTTTTGCTCTACCGGGACAAGTTGCCTAAGTTCAACAACAACGGGAAGATGATTTTCAACTGCATCGAATACGGCCGGAAGGGCGCGAATGAAGAAGACATACACCCGACACAAAAGCCGGTAGAATTGCTTAGCCGGTTGATTGAAATATTCACAGACCCCGGAGACGTGGTCATTGACCCGGTGGCCGGATCCGGCTCAACGCTGATTGCCGCCATTGAAAAGAAGCGGCAAGCGTATGGTTTTGAAATCAAAAAGCCATTTTTCAAAGACGCTAAAGCATGGATAAATAAGGTCGCTTTGCGTGAACACGAAATAGACAAATACGGATTCGCAAAAACGGAGGTTTCAGCCCTTAACCCAACGCTGTTTTGATATGCCTATCAGTGAAGTTTTTTGCATGGATTGCATGGAGTACATGGCAGGATTGCCGGATAAGGCGGTTGATTTGGCTATTGTTGACCCAGAGTTCGGTATAGACATCGGGAACAGTGGCAGGCTTGTTACCGACAAAGGCTTGCCCGGCAAGAACTGGGACAAAGTGCCGCCAAAAGCAGAATACTTTGCGGAGGTCATGCGTGTTACTAAAATGCAAATAATTTGGGGGGGTAACTACTTCTGGCTCCCGCCGACCAGACACCCGATAATATGGGACAAGCGCCAGCCCGAAGACTTTTCTTTTGGAATGTTTGATTTTGCTTGGACAAGTTTTGACGGGCCTGCAAAGATTTTTAGATATAAGGTGCATACTGAAAAAAACAAAATCCACCCAACCCAAAAGCCCGTAGCCCTCTACAAATGGCTCCTGACCAACTACGCCAAGCCGGGCGACAAAATCCTTGATACGCATATTGGCTCCGGCTCTTCGCGTATAGCGGCCTGGGACATGGGTTTTGACTTCTACGGAACGGAGTTAGACCCGGACTACTTCGCCGCGATGGAAAAGCGGTTCAAAGACCACATTTCAAAGCCCGTGCTTTTCGCGCCGGGGGAAATGTACCAGTACGAGCAAACGAAACTTTTTGATTAATCCCTATCTCATAACGCCCCCCGCAAACAAACGGTTTTATGAAAGAACGACAATTAAACGAACTTTTAATCCGCGCCGCCGCGCTTTTCGTCCTGATGGTAGCCGCATGGAAATGCACGGCGCAAGACTTCCGAATCAACACCGCCGCCGGCCTTGTAACCTTTGCCCAATCCGACGCCCCCGACGAAATCTGCTTTTCGTTCGGAGTGGAGGCAGGCGAACTGAAAGCGGAACACCTCGGCAAGACGGCAAAAACATTGCCCGCAAGGGTAGCGGCCGCCGCCCGGATGGCGAACGACGCCGGGGTACGGTACCCGGACTTTTGCCGCGAAAACGCGGTTAACGATTCGCCGGCAATCCAAGAGTACTACCGGAAGTGCCGCGAACTACGCCGGCAATTCCTGGCAGTAATGCCGGAACGGGTGTTCATCGAATTACAGCACATCACACAACGTATTGAACAATGAAAACAGCAATGCACCAAAACAGCCTTACGGCCTACCGCTCGCTTAACCTTACCCACTCACAGGCGACGGTAGCGCGGGCAATCCTGAAAGAAACACGCGCCGGGCGCGCCGTGACCGGCTACGCACTTATCGAGCGCTACGGCATTATGCAGAACCAAAGCAGCCCCCGTATTAAGGAACTTCGGGAAATGACAGAGCAGGGCAAGCCGTTCGTTTTGGACGGCGAAGAATACGCCCTCATCGTAGTCGACCGCGTGCTTAATCCGTCAGGCCGCCCGGCTGACGCATACAAACTTGAATCCTTCGCCGTTGTTCGGGAAAAGTGGCTGCAACAGCAGGCCGCCCGGCAGATCGGCGTACAAACAGAAATGCAACTATGAGCAACAAAAGAGAAGCAAACGCAAAAGAAATACCGATGTATAACGGCGCGCTAATAGCCAGATGCATTGACTGCGGCGACCTGGTAAGGGTAGTTGAGCCGCAAAAGCCATACCGCGAACTGATACACTACCGAACCGGGCGACGAACGGCTATATGTGAGACATGCTATAAGGACTTCAACACCCGCGCCCGATATATTGGCGCGGCGTGGAACGAGGGGAAAAAATTTTTGCCCATACAGTGAATAATATTTACCCGATAGCGGATCTTTTCTTGCGCGGGTAAATAATCTTGACTACATTTGTACTGCCTAATGAGGCCGCCGGATTAGGAACCCGGTGTGTGACGTGGAGTTAACATTGCCCTTTGTTTATGGGCGCGGTTAGGGGGTACACGTCCCCCCGTTGCAGTCTCCTACCTGCCCGCGACCATGAGCAAAGGGCTTTTTTGTTGGATTTTCGATGAAAAAGAAAAAATACAACCCGTTCAACGATCCGCCGAAAAAGAAAAAGAAGAAGCCCGCCGGCGGCATAAAAGCCTATTTGGAGGCAAAGCGCCTGCTGGCAGAACAGATCGACAATACCCCCTTTTAAGGGGAAAGAATAAGGTGAAGCAGTTTCTTTAATCGCCCCCCGTTTTTTTCTTTCTTTTAATGGCCTGCCCCGCCGGGGGTGGGGTAAAAATTACACGCAATGCAAAGCAAAGAATCGC